AGCGAATTTACATCAATTAATTACCTTATTTAATTTCATTGCTTATAACAAGGCACATTGCCGCCCGTTTCAATGGCGGGCAATGGCCTGTTATGGCCTAATTGGTTTAACTTCCCGAAAGTTTTGGAACTTTCGGGAAGTTTTTTTTTGTCAATAACTTTTTTTGTAAAGGAAGCTATGATGGGTTAATTTTGAGCCAAAAGGGAAGGGATATGGGCTATACAGATTTGAATCGACTGAAAAAGATCTACGTACTTCAGGAATACTATTTGCTGAAGAAGGAAGAAGGAGTGACCACGAAGCGAATTTGGGAGAATGTGAGCATGCTGTATCCAATGCACCTAGACACCTTCTATGCCTATCTGAACACGAATGCTCGGCGCCGGCTGAAGGAACATGGGGTAGACCTGGAAGAACTAACGAAATACAAAGACAATGTTATTAAAGCCCTACTTAGCGTTGAAAGACCAACTATCTCGGCACGTATCCGGGATCAAATTGCTCGAATGGTTTAACGACCAATACAGCAGCACCATTCATGCCGTACCGGCAGTGTTTGTGGAATTTATGGGTCCATTGAAATTTGAGACCATGCGCCACAAGGCCCAGCAAGCGCCTATGGTGGTGCGCATCCACCTGGTGTCGAAAGTGCTGATGCAGCAAGACCACAGCATAGCCGAAACGAGCATAGCCGCACACGATGCCTTATCAGAGGCCATCTATGAGGCCTTGCAAGGATTCAGCGCACAAACGGATGAAGGGATCTTGTTTGGCAGCCTGACCAGAGAGGACTACGAACTGCATCAGTACCTAAAGGGCTGGATGGTGACCACGCAGGATTTTGCGGGCATGCTATATCGCCATCAGCAGCTGAGCCGGATAAAGAAACCAGGGCTAGAACTGACCATCGAATGATAGAGATTCGCCACGACACAGTGCGGATGCTGGAGCAAGCGGCAGGCTTCCAGCGGCGGGTGGCTATCTTGGCCGGCGATGAGTTTGATCGGAATTTTGAGCGCCAAAGCTTTTTCGGGACGTCCTGGGCGGCAAGTAAGTATGTGAGCCGGCGGGGTGGTAGGCTGCTGATCCGGAGCGGTGCGCTGCGGCGGAGTATCCATTACCAGATACAGGGTGATCGGATCACCTTCAGGAGCAATAGGCCCTATGCCAGCATACACAACGAGGGGGGCACCATAAAGCATCCGGGGGGCACGGCCTATTTGTTGAAGGAGGATGGCAAGGCCATCTTTGTGAGCAACCGCCAAGCCAAAGGACAGAGCTACAAGCGCACCCAAGCCCACGATATAGAGATACCGGCACGCCCCTTCATAGGCAACCATCCACAGCTAGACGGGGAGATAGAACGGGAGTTTGATCAGCTGTTTAAAATCTAATTAAGCAGCTTTTAAAAAGCAAAAAAAGCGACCTTATTCGGTCGCTTTTTTGTTTTCTTCGGCTTTTTGCAGTTGCTCTTTTTCGGCTTTTCTTTTAAGCGACATTTCTGTATGCTTGCGTGTAAATTCAAGCCTTGCCTGTTCTGTCATCAGATCCGTTGAGTTGGCCATATCGTTTAGCCACTTCCTTAATTCTGCTTTTTGCTCTTCCGCTGTCATTTTACAGTTTTTTTTGTCATTTTTAAATTAAAATACTCAATTGTATTGATCGTCACCTGATACTCCCTAAAGTACGAATATTCTTCGTAATTTGCAAATATATCGGCACCATTTATATATTCTTCAGCCCATTCAAGATCCTCAAATACTTTGTCTGAAATTTCATTGGTGCTTGGCCATCCGGCGGTCGGCCTTTTCATAGTGAAAACATATTCGTTACCCACAGCTCTTATTTCACTAAAATTAAATTTTGATGCCGATACAAGGTCACCATAGCTGAAGTGCATTTCGTTAGGATGATTATGCGTAAGGATTTTATCCTTAAAAAATCCCATTTGGGGCTCCTCAATTTTAACACGATCAGAGGTACCCGTTTTTTTGTAAATAACCTTGCCATCCTTATTTATTACAAACGCAAGTTCGTTTCCTTTGTTGCTGATTTGGTGTTCGATTTGGGCAAGAACTTGGTCGTATGATTGGCCTTTGATGCTTACATCCTCTACGGATAGTTGCCTTTTGTAGTTGTGGTAATCGCCCAATTGGTGCAAGCGTTCGATGTCTTGCTTGAGTTGCATGTATGGGTGCTTGTCGGGAAACAAAGCAGCCTGTTTGCCGGGGTTGAATTGGAATATTCGGTTGCTATCTGTGGCCTTCTGGTTGATGGTTCCATCGGCATTTTTCACGGTAGAGGATTCTTGTCCCCGTTGCATAGCTAGGTCAGTGTCGGTGGGTGTGTATTTGGTTTTGAGCACTGGCACCACATTGCAACGGCATCCCCATCCGTTGGGGATGAAGTATTGGTCCCAGAATGGGTGATCAACGGGCAGTGTGATGCCATTGAGTGCGGCATGTGATGAGCGTACGGCTTCGTCGCCGGCAGTGCGGTATTGCAAGTAGGTGATGTCTTTGTCGGCCTGTAGGCGTTGCCACTTGGCGGCAGCTTGTGCGCTGGCAATGATGTGGCTGTGCTCAGCTTGTAGGTATCGGACGTTGTATTTCTGGTGCACATCGAGCACGCGATCGCGAAACTTGTTCCAGGGCAACAAATCGCCCTCGGGGTCGAATAGCATGTTGGAGGCCTCACGGAGTTGTGCGTAGGTTCTGAGCTGGGCAAACAACCAGAGGTTGTCTTTGATGTTGTTGATGAAAAGGGGATCGGGGGTGTAGCCTTCGAGCTTGAAGCCTTGTTGGGTGGCTTTGTTGAATTGGCTGTAAAAGGCCTTGACCATGTCTTGCGCCTCTAGGAGCACGGCAGCATCCTTGGGCAACTTGTTGTTGGTGGCCAAGGAGTGCAGGCGCTGCATGGTTTTGTCGAACATACTTTTGGCCAGAGGTGTGAATCCATCTGCCAGCCGGAAGTGTTGCGCGGTGGAGCTGAGCTTGTAGCATCGCTCAATACCTTTGTGCGTTAAGTTTTTTTTTTCGGCCTTGCCCGTTTGGGGAGGTTGCGAGGGTTCGGTTGGTGTGTTTTGACGCTCCATGAGGTCGGTGTACTGCAATTTGCAGCCCTGTAGTGGATAACCGTGCCTGATCAGGTGCGGAATGAGCTTGTCGTTGACCACCCGCTGTATGCGTTGCAGGCGAGCAATGGTGTAATTGTTAAGAATACGCTCATGCACCTGTCCTTGACTGTATGAGCTACCATTGTCGGAAGTCATGGTTTGACCGTTGATCAACTTGGATATTTCGGCATTGCAAAATTCGGCTTTGTCCTTGTATATTAGGTGCGCATTGCCCGAAGCGGCACCTGATTGTATGATGCTCACTGTGTCGCCTTTGTTGACAATCATGTAGCCATTGGCTCCGAAATTGCGAGCGGCATCTTCCATGTTGTCGAGTTCGGTATTGTCTACAGTTTCGGTTTCGATGCTTAGGAGTGGCATTCCGAATTTTTCGCTGTGTTGGCTCCAGTCCGATCTGCTGTATTGTTTCCAGATCACCTCGCGGGTGGCCGTTTCGAGTAGTCCGAGGTCGTCTTTGTTGCCCACCTCGATCAGATCAAGTTGGGTGAGCTGACTACGGTAGTTGAACTTGATGTCGGTAGCATAATCAAACACCACCTCGCCGGTGTTGGGTATGATGTGGTATCTGGGTATGAGGGTGCATTCGGTGAATCCCTCCGTGTCTTTGATGGCTAGTTCGATGAGCGATGTGCCAAAGAACTCAGATTCGATAGCGAAGTCGATAAAATCGGTAAACCATGAGCGTTCGAATAATTTCTTACGTGCAGGGTCGGGCTTGTTGTTTTGATTGTAAATATCGAAGGTAGATTGCTGAATGGTGTGATGGGCGGTACGGATTTGGCTCCGCAGGTGCGCATCTTTCATGGTTTGTTTGTAGATGGCCAAAAGCGGTCGCCAATCGGGCTGTAGGTCGTTTTCGGCAATTTCCACAGCCAGCGCCAGCCGTTCGAGATCCATTTCCGCTTTGGGAATTTGGATGGTGCTAATTTTCTTACTGAATCGTTTTTTTTCGGATTCGGTAGCAGTAGCAGTCAATTTTTTGGTAAAAAGTTTAGAAATATTGAACATGGTTTGAGTGGATTTTAAGGTGTGTGAGTTCTTTTTGTGTTGCTACCCCAACGGAATACGGTTGACGGTTTTCCGGTTTCAATGTCGTTGATTCTGGCCAGCGAAATGCTGCGTTTTCCGGCTTCAATGTCGCGGATTTCGCGGATGGTGTCGTCGTAATTTTTGACCACCCTGGGTGGTACTTGCGAGTCGGGCACCCGCTCGTAGATGAAATAGACCACCAGGTTGAGCATGAGCCTAACGAGGTTCATGTTGCGATCGGTGTCCGCTTTTGCAAACTCGCTGTTCAGGTCGTAGAATTGGCTGAATGCATCTTGAATGATAGCAGTGGCCTCCGCTTCGGCCAGGTCGAGTATGGTGTCGTCGTTGTCGGTTATTTGGTTGCGAATGTCGACGGACAATTTACGGTTGAAATCTTCGATGGTTATAAATATCATATCAATTAGCTCTTCTGATGTTGTTTTTATTCATTTTACCTGTGCGCGTGGGTGTGTGTCCACGTCGAATGTGTTTTTCCAAAAAGGTAATGGCTTGCTGATCGGCGTCGGGTGCATCATCTTTGGTGCGGTATCCAGGCTCCACTCCATAGAGTTGTTGGAGTCCTGTTTGGGTGTCGTTGTCGCCCAGCATTTTTTCGGGATAATTTATTCGTCCATTTTGGTAATAAGGGAGCATGCCCGACATGCGGTCGTATTTCTTGCCTCTCGGGGTGTCCACCTTTACCAGATTGAGTTTGATGTTGTGTTTTTCTTCGACAAGCTCTATTGCATCTTTGACGGCATCGTTCCAGAACTGGGCTTCGAATCGCCAGTGTATAGTCACCGACGGAGGCAATTGCTGTTGGAAATAGACCATCCATTCCAGGGCTTCAACCATTTTGGTTTGTCGGACGAATGATTGGATGTAATAGAAAGATTTGTCCATGAGTGCCCACACGCGCACGGCGTTGTAGTCGCTGGTTTTGGTGCCGGCATAGGCTATGTCCCAGTGGCCCACAATGATTTTGAATTGGTTGAGCTTTGGGTATTTTTTGAGGAAATTGATCATTTCCTTTTTGAATATTTTGCCTTCGATGTGAGGATGGTTGCAGTATTCTGCCAGCGCTGCAAGTCGGCCAATCTCTGTTTCGATTGTTTGCCAGTATTGGGGAGTGTATTTGGCAGTCCATGCAGGCAGGTAGGTTGCAGGGTCGTAGGCGTCTACCCTATGTATGTAAATGGTAGGCATGAGCAGCTCGAGCACAGTTTGAATCATACGGGGTGCAAAGAGGTTGTTGGGCATAAGGAAACGTGCCCGGTGCCCGTCCATGGTTGGGATGACGGCATGTATGAGCCATTCGGCAATTTCGTCTTGACGTTTAGGATTTTTGAGTGTGTCTTTGTCTTCGAGGTCATCGGCCACGATGTAATCCGGTCTGCGGTTCTTTAGGCGCAAACCTCTGGCATCTTGCCCCGCACCAATGGCCTTACATACAAAGCCATTGCGGGTGACGAAGTAGCCTTTTTCCCAGGATCCTTTGAGTTTTTGCATACCAAAGTCGTGTTGCAACCTACTGTTGGCCTCAAATTCGGCCTGAAGATCGGACAATAGGATCTTGGCTTTGTCCTCGTTGTTGCCAATGAGCACCATGTATTTGATATCGTCGTTGATCCAGAGCCAAAGCGGAATGAACACATCGGCCACCACTGATTTGGCTTGTGCACGTCCCCATCGAAGGATTGCCTTGATGCGTTTTTCGCGGCGCACTTTGTTGGCAATAAATACATGAAAAGGGGCCGAATCAATGATTCGCTGGGTTTGATCGTCGATTGCGTAATGAAACAGGTATTGCCGCACAAAGAATGCAAAGTCTTTGCGCGCCCATTCGATCCGTGCCGATTTTTGGTCTGGGGTTTCGAACAGGTCGACCGTTTTGCCTTCTTTTACGGACTTTAATTGAGCAAGGTATTGATCCCTGATCTCTTTGCTAATTCTTTTCATCAGTCGAGTAGCGTGCTTTGTTCGTTGATGTGTATCTCCTGAAATTCGATTGTTTTCAGGTACAACTCGGGGCTGTATCTTTGCAGTGAATTGAAGATACTTTTCATCACACTGAGATACGTTCCGAGCGTAATGGTTTCGTCTTTGTTGACTGCGGTGATCTGTTTGGTCCACCGGGTGATTGAATTGTCGATTTCGGCAATTTGGGCGCGGATAGTTTTTTGCTCTTGAATGTCATTCGATTTTTTGAGCGAATTGTTAAGTTCAATTCTATTTGCTGCCAAATCGTCGACGATTTGAATGAGATTGTCGAGCCTGTTTTCTTTGCTGGCTGCATGTAGTGTTTGCGCTTTTTTCCATCCGTATTTGGTGACCCAATTAGAGATTGATTTTTCGGAAACACCCAGCAGTTCGGCAATTTCTTTTCCGGTCTTCGCTTGCTCTACGAATAGTATTCGAGCTGTACGTCTTTCGTTGTCTTTAGCCATTATGCGGTGATATAGAGTGCATGTTTTTCCAGTTGTCGGATGTTGACACCCTTGGCGAAAAAGTTTAACTTAATAAGTCTCTTGAGCTGGAAGCGTGCGAAAACCTTTGGCTTCCCAGCCACATTGAGCACGATGTATTTGTATCCGGTTTGGCGGCGCAGGGTATTTGCTTTGCGTATAGCCCGTCGGATTCTGACTTGATACATAAGCCTCTTGATAAAGTTGTTCATAGATTGATTTTTCTGCGAAAATGCTTGTTAGAAATCACAATTGCGATAAATGAATGAAGTATTCAACTGATTGACTGTATGTATCTATTGAATTTTGCTTTTGGATTATGGCGGGCACATCTTTGCCTTGAATTTTACAAGCAACACATTAGAACTTGAATGAAAGCAGTATTTAACACAGAGGAATTAAACAGTTACGGATTTTGGGTACTGACCAGTGGGATCGATTTGGCTCGATTTGAAAAGAATCCGGTGGTCACCTACATGCACAATACCTATGAGATGTCGGTGGGTAAGATTACCGATTTGCGGATCGAAGGCCAAAATCTGGTGGGCGAAGTAGAGTTTGATGAAGACGACGAATTGGGTCGTAAGCTCAAAGGTAAGTATGAAAAGGGCTATATGAGTGGATTCTCTATCGGCTTCAGAGCGCTTACGTGGAGTGATATGTCCGAACATCTGAAGCAGGGTCAGGAACGCCCCACGGTGCTAGCCTGTGAACTGATGGAAATAGCAGTGGCCACCGTGCCGTCGAATGCCTCGGCTGTGAAACTTTACGACACCTCGGGAGTGGTTGTGAATCTATCTGCGGTGGATGATATCAATAAATTAGTACCTAAAATTAAAATAAAAACAGACATGAAAGAAATCGCACTTTCGCTAGGATTGCCCGATACAGCAACACAGGAAGAAATAAATGCAAAAATTTTGAGCTTGATGACCAAATCTGAAGGTACACCTATTTCGGTGTTTGAGATGCTAGCTGCATCGCGCGGTGTATTGACCGATGGCAACAAGGCAGATTTGCTAAAGTTGTACGAACTTGATCAAAATTTGGCGCTTAGCTTTATTGATCATCTGGGTAAGCCTGCAACGGCAATTGAACCAGCAGCAGCACCTGAATCAGTGACCTTGTCGAGCCTGTTGGCTCTGGTTAAAAATACGGATGCATCTGGGGTGAAGAAGAATTGGGAATCGCTCACGGATGCCGAAAAAATCAAATTGCGAGCCGACAATCCGGCAACCTATAAAGAGATGTATGCCAGCCATTATGGATTTGAGCCAAAAATAAACTAATAAAACAAAAACTAAAAACAAGTGTCAATGACAAGATTAATAGTAGTAGCGCTGTCGCTGCTGATTTCAATTGTGACGGGCCTGTTCGTGTCTACAGTAACGGCCATTGCACCAGGCATCACCATACCGGTGCTGGTAGGAGCATCGTTGATTCCACTGCCAAGCGGAATTGTGCGTGCAGGAGTATATACCGAAGTGTGGACCGGTGAGATAGTGAAGGCCTTTACGTTTGAGGGCACCTTCCTGGACAAAGTGCCATCTTACGATCAGTATGTAAACAACAGTGTGATCCACCTGATAGATGTGGGCGCCAAACCAGAGGTATTGATTAATAATACCACCTATCCCCTAATTCCGCAATCGTTGGGCGATCCGGATATCCCTATTGGACTGGACAAATTAGAGACCGTGCCCACGTCGATCACCAAAGACGAATTGCATGCAATCAGCTATCAGAAGATTTCGATAGCAACGCAATTGCATAAGGAATCGTTGATAGAATCGGCCTTTAAACGAGCAGCACATGCCTTTGCACCCCAGACTCACAGTACCAAAACCCCTGTGGTGAAAACCAGTGGAGGGGATAATGGATTGGGTAAGAAACGGATGGTGATAGCCGATTTGATCGCACTCAAACGCAAGTTTGACGATCTGAGGGTTCCCAATGACGATAATCGCATATTGGTGTTGTGTCCACAGCATGTGGAAGATCTGCTGTTGGTGAGCGAATCTTTTAAAGGACAGTACCAGGATATTGGTTCGGGCAAAATTGTGCGCTTGTATGGTTTTGAGATCCATGAATTTGCGGATAATCCGAAATACGATGCAGCTTTTGCGAAAAAGGCCTATGGTGCAGCCGCTGCCGGAACAGATAGAGATGCCTCAGTTGCTTTCTATGCCAAGCGCATGTTTAAAGCCAAAGGTACCGCATCGATGAGTTACTCAGAAGCGGAGAAAGATCCATTGAATAAGCGCAATTTAGTATCATTTGATCAACGATTTATAGCCTTGCCCAAAACATTGGAAGCTTTTGGCGCCTTGGTAAACGACAGTGTTGTGTAGTTATAAGTGAGTGATGAAGAATGCCACTTGCATGGTCAAGTGGCGTTTTTCTCTAAGAAAAAAACGAACAAACGAAAGAAAAAATGGGAAAAGGAACGAACTTTAAGAAAACTGAAAATAAAACACCGGCGATATCGGTAGATGTGGTGGCCGAATCAAGTGACCAAATAGAAAGCGCCATCCTAGATCAACCAGAGGTGGAAGAATCAAGTGACGAAGCTGAAAACACCACTCTGGATCAACCAGAGGTGGAAGAATCAAGTGACGAAGCCGAAAGCGCCACTCTGGATCAACCAGAGGTGGAAGAAACAAGTGACGAAGCTGAAAACACCACTCTGGATCAACCAGAGGTGGAAGAACCAAGCATGGAAACTATCCAACTTATGCGGAAACATCTGGACCAGGTGAAGTCGGTTTTTGAAAGTAATGCCACCGAAAAGATGGTGTTGCTGACAAGTGATGGACAGGTGTTTTTGAAGAAAGACCGCTCATCGGCAGAAAATCATGCACGCAAAGACGGTCGGATGAAACGCGACAAGGCTTTGGTGATTTTAGAGGTACCACGATCAATAATTGAGTAATGAGCGAACCAATTATGCTGGCCTTGATAGCCATAGCAGGCACCGGGGCAGGGAGTGTTTTGACTTATTTTTTGACACGAAAAAAGAGTAATGCTGAAACACTCTCCTTGGAACTAGGGAATGCACAGAAAGTGATTACCATTTGGCGCGAATTGAGCGAAGAGCAAAGTGAGAAAATCAGCAAGCAGGAGGAACTGATCCTTAAACAATCGGAACAAATCAAGAAGCTGGAAATGCGCATTGATGACCTGATAGGCGATATGAAATTGCTACGCGAGAATCATGACACGCTGTGCAAATCCTGTGTTTACAAACAATTTTATAACGAAAACAAAAACGTATAATGGGATTACCAGGAGTAAATATAGTAGTATTGAATGGCGGCATTGGCAGTGCGGTTGTTGTGGGCGATGGTGTTGCCGGCATGCTGTTGTCGGGAGTTGCAGTTGCAGGACAGCTTGAATTGGATGAACCGGTGCAACTATTCGGCTTGGCCGATTTGGAAGCCTTGGGCATAGATGCCGATTACGACAGTGCGAACCAGTTGGATGTGTACTACCAAGTGTCGCAATTTTACCGCGAAGCAGGCACAGGCGCTGAACTGTGGATTATGTTGATGGCGCAAACGGTGCTTATGACAGCGATGGTAGATGTGTCGCTGAGTAAGAATGGCGCCAGATTGCTGGATGCTGCCCAAGGACGGATCCGATTGTTGGGTGTGAGCCGTGTGCCCGATTTGGGCTATGTGCAAACCATCACGGATGGCTTAGATGCCGATGTGTGGGGAGCTGTGGTGAATGCCCAACAATTGGCTACGCAGCATGCGGCAAATGTGAGGCCGTTGCGTGTGCTAGTTGCTGGACGTGGCTGGACAGGCATTGCCGGCGACTTGGCCGATCTGAAACAGCGCAGTGAAAATAGAGTAGCAGTGGTATTGACCGGACAAGGATCGGGCTTGGAAGATGCCAACATCGGCATAGTGCTGGGCAGATTGGCAGCCAATCCGGTGCAGCGCAAAATAAGCAGGGTAAAATCAGGTTCCTTGGCAATTACAGAGGCTTATTTGACCCATGGCGAGCCTATAGAGACCGTTGAGAATGCCTTGGACTTGATCCATGACAAGGGCTATATCATCTATCGGAAATTTGCGGGCAAGGCGGGTTATTACTTCAACAGCGACCACACTGCCACCTCGGATGGGGATGATTACAGGTACCTGTCGCGCGGACGGGTGATGGACAAATTGATGTTGATTGCCTATCTGACCTTTATAAATGAAGTGGATGAAGATATAGACATCAACCCTGATGGCACCCTGCCTGCAAGTTATGTAAAAAGCTTGCAAACAGAAATTGAAAAAGCGGTGAAGGAGCAGATGGTAGCCAATGGCGAATTGAGCGCAATAAGCTGCTTGATCGATGAAAAGCAAGATGTAATAAGCACCGATAAGTTGAAAGTAACGGTGAGTGCAATTCCGGTGGGTTACACCTCCTCCATAGAAATAGAAATAGGCTTTACAAACCCTTTAAATAATGCATAATGGCAGATTTTAACAGTGAAGAATACGCCTGGAGCGACATTGAAATTCAACTGAAAGGAAGAAAGCTCACCGGTGCTCGTGGGATAAAATACAAGTCGTCGCAAGAAAAAGAATTGATTCATGCCTCTGGATCGGAACCCCGCGGCATTGGACGTGGCAATAAGAAATATGAAGGCACGCTTACCTTGCTACAGAGCGAGGTGCAGGCCTTGGAAAAGGCAGCCGGCAAGGGAAAAGACATTTTTGATCTGCGCAACCTGACTATGGTGGTGTCTTATGCGCCAGAGAATGGCGGCACCATATCGTCGGATGCCATAGAATACATGGAGTTTCAAGACAACGAGAAAGGAATGAAGCAGGGAGATAAATATGGCGAAATAGCCCTGTCGTTTATAGCCATAAAAATCAGAAAAAACATCTAAACTATGACAGAATTAATAGGACAAGCCAGCCCTGAGCAAATTGAACGCTGGAAAAAGGCTCACAAATCGGTATTTGCCATCAAAGTAGACGGTCATGTGTGTTATGTGAAGAACCCGGATCGAAAGACCCTCTCGTTTGCATCGAATGTGGGCACCAAAGACCCGCTGAAGTTTAATGAAATAATCCTAGAGAACACCTTCCTGGGAGGCTCAGAGGCCATCAAGACCGATGATGAATTGTTTCTGTCGGCAAGTGGCAAGCTTGCCGAAATCATAGAACTGAAGGAGGCCGAAATAGAAAAGCTATAGAGGCTACTGCCATCGGAGAGCGAACAGGCTATATCCGTAAGATTGATGCACAACTGCGGTATTACTTGCATATACAGCATCCTGAAAGCATGGATGACGAAGCTTGGGCGGTAGCCTTCAACGACCTGAGATGGGTGCGAAGTGAAGAATTACGACAAAGCAAAAATTAACAAAAAAGATAGGTATAAGGTGGTGTAGGTGGCAAGCAAAGCCACTGCCAATGTTGGCCGTTGGTTACGGATGCGATAAGCCGTGATGAATGGCATGAGCGGGGCAATGATCACCACCGAAATGTATCGAGGGAAATTCAAGAAGCTTTTGAGCAGCCAATAGAGCATTGCCAAGAGCGCATAACCGATAACTAGATTCATGAGCAAGCTATTAGAATATACTTTATCCTTAAACGATCAGATATCAGGGAAATTGCAAAAGATTGGCGTAAATTCTGATTCTGCTCAAAAAGTATTTTCGAAACTTCAGGCGCAAGCCAGTGAGTCGAGTAAGGTGATGACAGAGATGGGCAAAAGCGTGGGCAGTTTGCAACAGCGCTTGGACCTGCTGAAGGCGGAGCGCGATTGGATACCAGCCAGTGCGGTGAACTCGCTCAAAGCATATAACAACGAGATCCGAAAGACCGAGCGGGAGTTGCACAAGCTGCAAGGGATGAATGGTGGCGGCTTTAGGGCTATGGCCACCAATGCCATGCAGCAAATACCAGGTGCCTCTATGGCAGCCAATCCGTTGGTGCTTGGTGGCGCAGCCTTGGTGGGCATAACTCAGATAGGGATCGAAAACGAACAAGCAGCGGCATCGTACGAAGTGTTGCTGCAAAGTGCAGATAAGGCCAAAAAGATGCTTGGCGAAATGAGTGAATATGCTTCAACCACGCCTTATGGCAAAGCCGAATTGCAAGAAGCTGGGCGCCTAATGCTCTCGTTTGGTGTGGCACAGGAAGCAATCATGCCCAATATGAAAATGCTGGGCGATGTGGCAGGCGGTAATGCGAATAAGCTTCAGAGCTTGACCTTGGCATTCTCTCAAGTACAGAGTGCAGGCAAGTTGCAAGGCCAGGACTTGTTGCAGATGATCAATGCAGGCTTTAACCCGTTGCAAGAAATGGCCAAAAAGCTAAGTGAGGAATCGGGCATTAGCAAAGTAGAAGCCTACAAAAAGCTAAGAGAGCAGATGGAGAAAGGGGCTATTAGTGCCGATATGGTTACAGCGGCTTTCAAATCTGCTACCGGAGCGGGAGGCATTTACCATGGAATGACCGAAAAGATGGGACAAACCATTGGCGGTAAATTATCCACAGCGATGGACAATTTGAAGGAATTGGCCTTGAAGCTGTTTGAAGTTATAGGCCCTGTGTTGTCGCCAGCCTTGGATGTGTTGATCGCACTCTTTGGCGCACTGCAAGTGCCGTTGGGTTACTTGGTGGAAAAAATTGGCGCTTTTGCGACTGCTCTTGGCGAGGGCAATTTTGCAGCATGGACCATCATAGCGGCCATTACTGCTTATACCATTGCAACCAATGCAATGGCTATTGTGTCGGCTTTGGCAGCCGTAAAAACAGCCATTTTGGAAGGCGCCATGTGGCTGTTAAACGTTGCCATGGATGCGAATCCAGTAGGTCTTGTGATAGCGGGTATTGTGGCCTTGATAGGAGTAATTACTTGGGCAGCGGTGAAAACAGAGGGCTGGGCAAGTCTGTGGGAAGGATCGGTGGGTTTTATGAAGCATAGCTTTCTGGCCTTTGTGGAAGGCACCAAAGAGACCTGGTATGGATTTACGAATACGATTCTGTCTGGTTTGGATGCGATACAAATAGGTTGGCATAAATTCAGGGCCGCTACTGGCATGGCAGATGAAAGCACCTCCCAAAGTATCATCTCGAAAATAGAGAAAGATGCCGCAGCGAGGCAGCAAGCACAGATTGATGCCCAGATGAAAGCGATTGAGCATAAAGCCAAGGCGATAGAATCGCTCGAAAGTATAGACATGCGGTGGAATTCGGATCTGAGCCTGGCGGATGTAACCAATAGCCTTAAAAAGAAATTGGGCTTCGAAGTGCCTGTATTGGCCGGAACTACTCCGACGGGAGTGGAGCCAACCACACCAACCAATGACAATATAAGTGAAAATATTGATCAGGTGACCGGCGGTGGCAAAGAAACTAAGAATATAAGCATCACACTGGGTAAAATGTTTGAGAATTTGACCATCCACACCAGTAGCTTGGACGAAGGCTTGGAGGATGCACAGTCGAAAATAGAGGATGTGTTCTTACGGATTTTAAACAACGCAAATTCAATCTGATGGCAAAAATAGCATTCGACATCAACGACCTTTATTCCAAAGTATTTGGCTATGTAGGCAAACCCTTCCCGACAATGGAATCGTTGGGGGAACTGGTAAGTCCTAAACGAGATTACTATGGAACGCCGTATTTTATGCCCATCCGCATCAACGGAATTTGGTTGCCCAATAGCCCAGCAATGAGTGTGCATGCCTTAAAGAAAATTGTGAGCACTCAGGTGGTTGGTGTAGGAACCGTAAAGGAATTGATCAGTATTGACGATTACAAGTTGACGATAAAAGGATTTGCGATCAATTATGAGAGTGATGATTATCCCTATCAAGATGTGCAGCTGCTGCGTGAATTATTTGGATTGAATCGAAGTTTGAAAATTGAGAGCAAACTATGCGAGGTTTTTGAAATCAACATGGTGGTGATCGAAAGCCTTCGATTGCCCGATATGGTAGGTAAACAAAATATACAACCATTCGAGATCAATCTGTTAAGCGATAAAGATTTTGATGTAATACTGGTAGACTAATGTATAGCTTAATCAACGGAGTAGAGGTATTGATAGGTAAGAAATTAATGTTCAAAGAGGTGTTGAATGTTAAGATTGAGCAATCGACCAGGCTGCTGAGTAGTACTTGTACGATTGAGCTGCCCTTATCGGCTGTTTTTGAAAATAGCAAGAAACTCACGCTCGCCAATGAAATAAAAAAGGGCGATTCGGTAGTGGTAAGATTGGGCTACGACAATGATCTACGCACAGAGTTTGTGGGCTATGTGCAGGAAATCACGGATAAGGGGAAAACTGAAATCAAGTGTGAGGATACGATGTATCTGCTCCGGAAACCATTGGCCAATAAGATTTTTAAAAACACTACACTTGCCGAGGTTGTGCGCTATATAGCGGGCAATGTACCCTTGAATGCCACTTTACCGCAGATTGAATTTAATTCGTTTGTAGTGAAAAATATTACAGGAGTGCAGGCACTTCAGAAAATTAAGGACAACTATGGATTGACTATATTTATTGATAATGAGCAAAAGGTATACTGTGGATTGGCCTACCTGTACATGACAGGTAAGGTGATTTATGACTTGCAAAGCAATGTGGTTGACAATGATTTGACCTACAAGCATGCCGATGAACTGAAATTTAAAATAAAGGCGATTTCGCTCCAGAAGGATAATACGAAACTTGAGGTTGAAACTGGCGATAATGATGGCGATTTGCGCACTTTGTATTTTCAGAATATCGCCAATGAGAAGAAATTGAAAGAATTGGCCAATGAAGAAATCAACAAATACAAATATACCGGTTACCGTGGCACTTTAACCTGTTTTGGATTGCCGTATGCCACTATGGGCATGTCGGCAGTGATTAGGGATAAGAATTACCCTGTGCGTGCGGGAGTGTATTATGTAGAAGGCGTGACCACAAGTTTTGGGCGCAATGGTTTTCGACGTACAGTTGAATTAGGCATCAAATTATGAGCAAAAAAGCGGAAGAAATATTGAAGCTACTAAAGGGCTTAAGTGGTAAGATGGTTGTGAATGTTCCAGGTAAGGTGGTTTCGGTAGACGAAAGCACACTGACTTGCACGGTGACAATTGATGGACTTGATTACGACGAAGTGCGTCTAAATGCTGTGATTGCGGATGAAAACGAGACTCATAGCTACATCATTCCTAAAGCGGGATCGTGGGTGATGGTTTCGTTTATAGAGGGGAGCGAGACGGATGGTTTTGTATGCAGTTATAGCGAAATTGATCGAGTGGTGCTGCGTGCCACCGAATTTGTGTTTAATGATGGCGAATTAGGTGGAATGGTGAAGGCTCAAGAACTTAAAGCACAATTGGACAAGAACAATCAGATCTTATCGGCTCTACTGACTGTGTGCACAGGCTCGCCTATCCCTGAGCCAGGCAATGGCTCGCCATCGGCATTTCAGACGGCTTTAGGGGCTGCATTAGCAGGCAAATTAACAGGTGATTTTTCGAACATCGAAAATAATGCAATACTACAATGATAGATATTCTGTTGACAGCGGATGGTGATTTATGGATCGAAAATGGTGATTTCAAAACAGGCGATAGCACGCAACAAGAAGTGCGTTTACTTTTGATTAGTTCACCAGGTATGTTGCGCGAAAATGGATATGCAGGCATGGATCTCCCACGATTTTTGGATGATGAAACGGGGGTGAGTGATGAATTTAAAGCGGAGTTTAAAAAGCAATTAAAGCTCGATAAAAAAGAGCTTAAAGGGTTCGATGAAATTAACGGTAAAACCTATATAGATGTCGAAGATTTATAGTCATACGGTGTTGCCAGGTCAAAATCTTATTGATATTGCAATGCAATACTATGGAAGCGCAGAAGCCGTGGTGGAATTATGTATTGACAATCAACTTGACATAGGCACAGCAATCCAACCAGGCTTAGTGTTAGTGGTCAATGAAGCGTATGTGGTGAATAAGAGATTGGTGCAATATTACAAGGATAATCAAATAATAGTAGCAAGCGAGTAAAATGGCACGAGAAAAGTATGAAATAAAAGATTCGATACTACAGAATCTTAGTTTGGATTTGAGCGAAAGCAATTTCGCCTTATGGAACCTGCTTGTGGATGGTGTGGTATCGGCCATTTACGTGTTTGAGAAATTGATGGATGCGTACAAAGCCGAACTTGAAGATAAAATTGCTAAAAAAAGAATCGGATCTCTGAGCTGGTACATTGATCGCACCAAGGAATTTCAGTTGGGTGATGATGTTGTATTCAATGCAGATGGAACGATTAGTTACCCTGTGGTAGATGTGAATAAGAGATTGGTTGCCTTTGCCACCGCATCAGAATCGGGCAATAAAGTGACTATAAAAGTTGCAAAACTGGCGGATCAAGAATTGGTTCCATTTTCGAGCGAAGAACTGTTGCAGTTGACTAACTATGTGCGGAAAATTATGGTTGCCGGTACGGATTTGGAAGTGGTTTCGCTACTGCCTGATATCATACATGTGGAGGCAACAATATACTACAATCCGATATACGCAATGAGTGCTGTGGAGACCTACTTAAGCACTGCCCTTTTTGCCTATAAAACAAACAAGGAAGATTCGATGTTTGTGAAGAATGATTTTATTGATTATTTACGAGGTGTGACGGGTATTCTTGATGTAGACATCACGTTGCTTGAAGGGATCCAAGGCGAGAACACCACCACAATCAGTCGGAATTATGAAATTGTGGCCGGTTATTTTAATTGGGGTGTAACGAATGTTTATAATCTGAGTATCGATGGTTAATTTCGACGTTAAAAACTACATCAAGCAATGGTTGATTCAGGGCATTCGCAAGGATGCATTTATGTCGTTTGTAGACGCTGTATTTCATCCTTTGGCTGAGCTGTGGAATGAATTCAGTAATTGGCGCACTAAGCAATTTTACGATGTAAATATAAGCGGACAAACATTTGCGCTTCAGGAGCATTTGAACAACCTATTCGATCCTATTCGACGTCGAATTTATATATCACATTACGAGGAACAATCTATTGCCTTTTCATTGTCGAGCGAAGGTTATGAGGGGGTTCCAGTGTCATTAGCAATTGAAGCATCAGGGCAGTACATTGCTCTAAATGGTGAGGTCCAACAAGCAGTAGATGTGTCATTCAGAGTGTATGCACCACTCGAATTAAACATTGCATTGATTTCGGCAGAATTGTATAAGTATAAGCTAGCAGGCAGGTCATTTGATATTGTAACAAATTGATGAAATGAAAGAACAAAGACAATTAACAGGGATACGTTATTGGTATGGAGATGATTTCATAGCAATACAAAATGAGCTTATTGAGGCTCAAGAGTCATTTTATGGTCCTTATGGGAATTGCATACTGAAAGGTTGCGAGGTGGTAGGCCAAGAAATTGCGCCAGGTATTTGCGTGATTTCAGGAAAAATAGCCCGATTCGCTGGAGCCACTGGTATTGTTTCATTTCCTGTATATCTCCAACTTCAGGAGGTGGTGTCCAAAACAAGACTTTATCAATCAGGAGGAATAAAAGAAATTGAGCGTGACTTTTCGGCGGTTTTGAGTACGAATCTTCCAGTTGGCGATTACATAACGATTAACTCAATTGGTGGAAGAACCTTTCGGGATGCATTTCAGGACACCAATAATCGCATGGTCTCTGATGCTCAGATTAACACATGGAATGCCAAAGAGCCTGCCATTGGAACCAAAATGTCCGGCTTCAACTTAGCTAAAAGTGATGCAATCAACTCAACCGCCACCACCACACTTGCCACAAGCGCGGCTGCAAAATTGGCTTACGATAGAGGATCGCAAGGAATCACGGATGCGGCAGCAGCCCTGGCCGCGGCAAATACCAAAGAGCCTGCGATAACGAAAAATACGGGATTCAACCTTGATAAGAGTGATGCAATCAACTCAACCGCTACCACTACACTTGCAACTAGTGCGGCTGCAAAATTGGCTTACGATAGAGGGTCGCAAGGAATCACGGATGCGGCAGCAGCCCTGTCCGTGGCAAATACCAAAGAGCCTGCTATAACAAAAAATACAGGCTTCAACTTAGCGAAAAGTGATGCAATCAACTCAACTGCTACCACCACACTTGCAACAAGCGCTGCGGTGAAACAGGCCTACGATGCCGCCATTAGTGGAAAATATTCGGCAAGCGTTTTACTTGATACCAATTATGTAACTCTTTGTCATGTTGGCGCTGATTTACTGGCGGGTGCTATTGACCTCTACATAACCGGAACGGGAGGTAACACAGTGGTAAACGTTCTTGCGCGAGTGATTGTTAACCACAGCCAAGACATAATCGTTAGAAGTGAGAGCGGAGATTATTCTGCGGTAGTGCTGCGTATAATTTCTGATGGCAACGAAGTTTTTTTTGTTCAGGCCAAACTTATCGCCGGTAGCGCCTCATGCCGCGTTACCGTGCATCAGTATTCATATTTTGATGTCCAAATGCTACCGCCCTATATTTCAGGCGATTTCACGCACGAACACACATGTGAAACAGGTAAATTTTGCATTTCATCCGGTGCCGGTGTCGCCTCGGGGACGGGCATAGTGGTTAACGGGAGGACGGTAATGACCGCTCCCGTAAACCCCGTTGTTTCACTTGGAATATCAACTTTAATTAGCGCATCCCACGAAAATGTAATCGTAGAATGCACCAATTCCATTACGATCACGCTGCCAAATTCGATGCCAGTTGGCATGCGAGTTGACTTTGTGAACGTTGGAACCGGAACTATAATCTTTGCTGCAAGCACATCTATTGTAAGTAAGAATAATGCAAAACGACTACTAGGACAATACGCCGGCGCCTCAGCATATCATCGAGGTTCTAATGTATGGGTTTTGGTTGGTGATTTAATCGTATAGGGATATGAGTTTATTTTTCGCAAATTGCCAAGCGCGCAAATTTTTGGAAGTCAGTCCAACCTCGCTTGATTTTTATACGGTGGGACCGATATCGCAAAATATCATAATTTCGAGCAATATAGCTTTTAATATCACAAAGCAACCAGTTGACACATGGTTTAGTATTAATAACACGTCCGGTGCAGGTAATCTTACCGTCAGCGTAGTTGTCGCAGAAAATATTTACGATGAAAGAACCTCCCAGATAACAATTTCGGGCGAAGGATTTACGAAGACCGTTAATATCTGGCAAGAAGGAACAATAATTTAAGCTCCAATTTTGCACATTTGGTTTTTAAAAGTCGTACATTTGGTTTTCGCAATTCTACATCTAGTTTAATCCAATCGTCAGCAGTAAAACGTGAGTGGTCAACACCGCCAAGAATATTTCCACCAATTATATTATTATGAATATTATAGCCCAATTTTGTCATAATACGCACGCCGTAACCCATATCCAAAAAATCTTTTAAACGACTCCATGTAAACAAAATAGTGTTGTTTGCAATTTCAACTTCACCACAACGTGGTTGCACATTTGGGCCGCCTGTTGCTGGACAAGTGCCA